AAGATTGCTTTTTGGGTAGCACAATACCAGCCCAAGTTCTTTTATGTGAACACACTGTTTGATCCAGACTATTTCAATGTGCAGACACTGCCCAAGCAGGTAAAAAATATAATAAATTCCAGATACAGCATGCTGACCGACTTTCAGCCCACACTGAGATTTATGAATTCAGCTGACAGAGACACAGCACAGATGCGTGAACAGAGAAAGGCAAGAATACTGCAAACAGACCAGTACAGGAAAGAAAATTTTGGCGAAGTGTTCCCCCTTTTAAATAACGTATTGGAGATATATGACTAGGACACTGTTAGCGGGCGGATGCTCATTCACATACGGATCAGAGTTGTCAGATGACAATCAAGGCAAGTCTTCATCCAACAAGACCTGGTCCGCGGGATTGAGCAACTCGGTGGGTGCCAACTATTTCTGTACAGCACGAGTGGGAGCAGGCAACGCAGGTATTGCTCGCAGAGTGTTCAACTACATTGCAAACACAAAAGAGGAATGTTTCGTCACAGTGATGTGGAGTTTCTGTTCTCGTTATGATTGGGCCATGCCTCGCAACAGAGTGTTGGAAGACACTCGCTGGGCCACCATAACACCCTGGGACACAGAACACAATCAAGCAGAAGTGGCAGAGAAGCTCGCAGGCAGTGAAGCAGTGTTGGAAGATTTCAAAAGAAGGAGAGCAGAATACAGTGAAACTGGCGTAGGACCATTCGCTGATGCTCTGTATCGCCACGCCGCAAATCGTTACCACGAGACCTATCTGAGCTGGAAAAGCATTGTGTGGCTACAGCACATACTGGAAAAGCGTAAGATACCCTACATGTTCACACTGGCGGACAACACTCTGTTCTATGATGAGTTCACACCATTGTGGGAAGAAGATGCCCTGATGCGAGCCATGCATTCTGAGATTGATTTTACCAAATGGTTCACGTTTGGAGAACGACACATGGGATTCAACCAATGGGCATTGATGAACGAGTATCCCAGAGCCACCACACATCCGCTTGACTCAGCACACACAGATGCTGTACAATTAATGTTGCCAACATTTACAAAACTTTATAACCAAGGAGCATGACATGATACAATGGATTAAAAATTTATACCATAAGATTCAACAAGAATTAAAGTATAGAAAAAGGTTAAAAGAACTTAAGAAAAAAGATCCTTTTATTTACAAATAGGATGACCGCATATTACGTTATAGAAGGCACACATCTAGATCCCAACGACAAGAGCACGATGGATTTTTCCACTGTACAACAGTACGGTCCAATGAGTCCGGACGAAGCCAACAAGTTGGCCAAAACGTTGATACAACAGAACATCGACAATTACTATCATAGAGCGTGGGTGATCACAGAATGAGGATACTAGGAATAAACTGTTTGAATCACAATGCCGCAATGGCAGTGGTAGACGGCTCTGAGATACTGTGGGCCGCACACTCAGAACGCTATTCTAAAATTAAAAACGATCATTATCTCAATCAAGCGATTGTGGATGAAGCCTTGACCCACGGTCCTTTTGACAAAATAGTATATTATGAAAAACCCTGGAACAAGAAACGTAGACAGTTCAGTGCAGGACAATACTCAGAAGTGTTTCAATTGGGTAATCTTCCCTCACAGCATCTACGACAGTTTGGCATTAAAATAGACGAGTATGTGGATCACCATCACTCACACGCCGCGGGCAGTTACTTTACATCACCGTTCACAGATGCAATGGTGCTGTGTGTGGATGCCATAGGCGAATGGGAAACCATGACTCTGTGGAAAGGCCACGGCAAAAGATTAGAGAAATTGGATTCACTGCGTTACCCACATTCTGTGGGACTGTTGTATTCGGCATTCACACAGAGATGCGGATTAAAACCCTGTGAAGAAGAATATATTCTAATGGGTATGTCTGCATACGGTGAGACCAAATACAGAGATGCTATCTATCAGGACCTTATAGATTTTAAGACTTTTAAATTAAAAAGAAATCTACACAGAGGCATGGGAGATTGGATGCCAGGCGCTGATCCCATGGATCTTGCCGCTTCCATACAGAAAGTCACAGAAGAATTATTGTTGCAAATGTGGAAATGGAGCACATCATTTATACCACGTGGACAACGAGCAGTGAGTCGGTTCGGCGAATCACGAAATCTATGTTATGGTGGAGGTGTGGCTCTCAACTGTGTGGCCAATGCTGTGCTGATGAATCAAGGAGTGTATGACGACTGTTGGATTATGCCAAACCCAGGTGATGCAGGCTCTTCATTGGGCTGTATAGCCGCTTCTCAGAAGAAACATTTAAAATGGCGTACTCCTTTCTTGGGCTACAACATCGAGGGAGAATATCCGGTGGATGCACTGATCAAAGAATTAACCGAAAACAAAATGGTAGGAGTGGCCTCAGGCAGAGCAGAATTTGGACCACGAGCACTTGGTAATAGATCACTGCTGGCAGACCCCAGAGGACCAGAAATCAAAGACACAGTGAACCGCATCAAACGCAGACAGGAGTTCCGACCATTTGCACCAGCCATACTGGAAGAGGATGTACATGAGTATTTTGCCATGCCTAAAGGCGTTAAAAGAGCCCCCTATATGCAATACACAGCGGCGTACACGCATGGTAATGACTGTCCTGCCATACTACACTGCGATGGAACAAGTCGGGTGCAAACTGTTAATAAGACGGATAATCCAGGGTTCTATGAGCTACTGACACAGTGGAAAAAACGGACCGGTTGTCCCATACTGCTGAATACCAGCCTGAACATCAAAGGCGAACCCATAGTGAACGATAAAACGGATGCAAAACGATTTGAAACCAAATATAATGTAAGGGTACTATGAAGATAGAAGGAAAATTCAATGTGGGTGGAGAAGTTGTCAAGCAGGATGAACGTTATGTTGTCAGCGACAACCGACTGCTCAAGAATCTGATTGTGAGCAGTACTCGGTTAAACCCTGGTAAGGAGACCACAGGTCATCGACACGAGGGACAGGAAGAAGTGTACATGTTCATAGAAGGAACAGGAGAGATGCTGTTGGATGAAAAAAGATTTGCTGTTAAAGCAGGAGACATAGTCCTCATAGAGGATGACGTATTCCATCGAGTGTACAACACCGGCGAACAGGAATTGTATTTCGTCTGTGTGTTTGACGGCCAAAGGAGGCATTAATTTTGAAGATATTGGTAACAGGCGGAGAAGGATTTATTGGATCACACATCGTAGAACGATTGTGTGAGTTGAAGCATCAGGTGATCACTCTGGACAATCATGACACATATGGTTTGTTGACCGCAGACGAGTTGAGTAAAACGCATCGTTGGAGACAGAGAAATTGGGCTCCGCAGGTACTGAGATATCGAGGAACAGTTACATCTCAGGACACACTGTTAAGGGTGTTCAGCCACAAACCTGATGTGGTGATACATCTTGCTTCTTACCCACGAGCAAAATTAGTCAACAACAATCCTCTGCTGGGAGTGAACAACATCGTGGATGGCACCATAAATCTACTACAGCACTGCAAGAATTTTAGAACCAAGAGATTCGTGTTTGTATCGTCGTCGATGATATATGGTCATTTTGAAGATGGCGTGAAAGAGAATGCAAGGACCAAACCCATCAACATCTACGGTGAAGCCAAATTGGCCGCAGAACGATTCTGCAAACATTTCCAACAATTTTCAGATGTGGAATACACAATAGCTCGACCATCGGGAGTGTACGGTCCCGGTGATATACCGGATAGAGTGGTAACTAAATTTTATGACCAAGCAGTGAAGCACCAAGACATCACGGTACACAAAGGCATCAATGCTGTGGACTTTACATATGTAACCGATGCCGCAGAAGGTATCATACAGTGTGCTGTACATCCGAGTGCGGCCAATCTAAGTTTCAACATATCTTCGGGAGAAGGCACACAGTTGACAACGCTGGCAGAACACATAGTATCTATCACAGACAGCAAGAGCAAGATCGAAGTGGCGGGTAGAAATGCATTATATCCTGCTCGTGGTGCTCTAGACATAACTCGAGCAACGGATATTTTAGGATATCAACCAAAAGTGGCACTGTTGAAAGGATTGAACAACTATCATGATTGGATGACGGAGTTCGATCTATCAGTCAAAGAGGATGTCGCAGAGATTAAAACAGGTGACACATGGTGAAAAATACATTAAAATTTTTAATTTTTAATCACGGACTACTAATTATAATAGGATTGTTTATATACAGTTTTTTTAATTTTACAAGCTGGATACAGACATTGTTGGGCATGTCTATGGTAGGTTTATTAATGAAACAATATTCTCAATATCTTATTATTGAAAGAATTAAAAAGGAAAGTAACAACATTAAAAAAATTAATCATATTCTAGAACAAGATCAAAATAGAATGGGTTGGTGATGTTTGACTGTGTGAAGGTAAATTTTCCTCGTTCCGACAGTAGTAACTTTTGGTATAATAAAGAAATACCTTTTGTTGACAATTATCTCACAGTAATAAAATCAATCATAAACGATATAAAAACGAGCCATTTTTGGTTGGTTGCATCTTTTGTAGATGTGTCTGGGTTTGATTTTGATTACATACCAGAACAGTTTGAACAAAAGCAAATACATTGCTGGTATAACAACGATAACAAAGAAGGTAATGTATTATTAATTCCACGCGATAAATTATTAGAACAATTAAACTCTTTGAAATTTTTAAGAGATTATAAAGATGTTAATTACCATTCTTCAGATAGCATAGTAGATCCGGATCTATCCACAATACACTTCGATCTACAAGATCCTGTAGAAAGTTATAATTGTGCAGGAAAAAGTTTTTACAATTGGTTTGTTAATAAAGATTTGATCGATATTAGTTTGCCTAAATTTTTTCCAAGTTTTTGGGATGACGTTAAATTGTATACGTTTGGAAAAACTAAAGACATACAACTAATACCGTATAAAGAATCTGTAAAGCAATTTTATGATTATGATAGACAAGTGAACATACCACATGATTATTCTGTACAGGATATGGATGTAATCTTTATATCCTACGATGAGCCCAGTGCTGAACAGAGATTTAAAGATTTACAAATCAAAGTACCTCGTGCTAAGTGGGTTAAAAATGTGCAAGGACAAACCGAAGCATATCATACCGCGGCGAAACAGTGTGAGACAGCATATTTTTTTGCTGTATTTCCTAAACTAGAGATTGTAGATTCGTTTAATTTTGATTTTCAACCTGACAGATTAAAAAATGCTTGTCATTATATTTTTAATTGTCGTAATCCTGTTAATGGGTTAGAATACGGACATGGTGCTGTTCTACTATACAATAAAAAAATAACATTACAAACAACCAATCCAGGATTGGATTTTACTCTTAGTGCTCCTCATACAGATGCTCCTATATTAAGTGCTATTAATCATTTTAACGAAACTCCGTGGTTAAGTTGGCGTACTGCCTTCCGTGAAGTATTAAAGTTGAAACAAATAAACGACAGAACGTCTACAGTAGAATCACAGTTTAGATTAAAGAAGTGGTGTTCGGCAGGCACGGGTAAAAATGCTGAATATTGTTTACAAGGTGCACAAGATGCAACCCAGTACTATGATGAACACAAAGATAATCAGGATAAACTACAACTGAGCTATGATTTTCAATGGCTAAAGGAATATTATGAAAGAAAATATGTTCGGGTCTAATTCTAGAAACATTAAAATACCATTTACAGATTTATATGCTCAATACAAAGAAGCAAAAAATGATATAGACACTGCTATTAAAAATATATTAGAAACGTCAAGTTTTATTACTGGTCCTCTTGTAGATCGCTTTGAAACAGAAATGACAGCATACACAGAAGCAGAATCTTGTGCTTCTGTTGGGTCAGGCACAAACGCTCTCATATGCTCTTTGAGAGCCACAATCAAACCAGGTGACGAAGTAATAACCACAGCACACACATTTGTGAGTACTACAGAGTCTATTGTTCTAGCAGGCGGTATTCCGGTGTTTGTAGACATCGGAGACTATTATCATATTGATATCAAATCCATTGAATCTGCCGTAACCAACAAGACTCGAGCAATACTGTTTGTGGACTTGTACGGACAAACACCCGACATAGATGCTCTTGTAGAGTTGGCTAACAGACACAATCTATTTTTAATAGAGGATGCGGCGCAATCATTTGGTAGCAGTTATAAAAATAAAAAAATTGGATCTTTGGTAGATCTTACTTGTTTCAGTTTTAATCCGGTGAAAAATTTAGGGGCTATAGGTGATGCTGGTATGGTCACCGGTAAAAAGTATCTAATCGATCAAGTTAAAATGTACAGAGATCACGGCAGGTCTAGTAGATATCAATATGACGAAGTTGGATATAATATGAGGATTGACAATATACAAGCAATGGTAATATTAGAAAAATTAAAATATTTAAAAGGATGGACAGAAAAAAAACAAAAAATTTGTCGTTATTATTCACAACAACTATCAGGAGTAGTGCAAGTGCCGATTGAAAACACAGAGAGTGAACACACTTATTATGTGTATGTAATTCGTGCCACACATAGAGACGAGTTACAGAATTTCCTACAACAAAAAGGCATACAGACTAATATACATTACAGGAATCCTACTCACAGAACACCCGCATATGAAAAATATGTAACAACCCCATTAAAAATAACAGAAGAAGTGTGTGACAGTATACTCAGTCTGCCTTGTTATCATACTTTAACAAAAGAAAATCAACAATATATTATTGACAGCATTAAGGAGTTTTATGATCAACGTTAGTCTATTAGGTGCCGGGTATTGGGGTTCTAAAATATCCACGGAGTTAAAAAAAATAAACGGAGTTGAAGAAACTGAAATTGTAGACATCAAAGATGGCAAAACTATAGATGATATTAAATTTAACAATGTGATAGTGGCAACACCTGCATGGGATCATTACCGGCAAACACTAGAACTGCTGGATAAGGGCAAAAATTTATATGTAGAGAAGCCGTTAGCATCAACACACAATGAGTGTGTAGAAATTTCTAGACATATTAAAAATCAAACATTAATGGTAGGGCATATTTTTCTTTACAACGATAGATTACGTAAAATAAAAGAGATTATCGACAGTGGAACAATCGGAGATATCAAATATATTGAATCCAACCGATTAAACTGGGGTAGATTTCAAAAAAAAATTAGCACACTATTAAGTCTTGCACCACACGATATGAGCATCATAGCTTATATACTCGGAGATTATGAATTAGTTAATGCACAACACAAAGGAGTTAATATTACTACCGAGTATCCACAAACTGATGTTGACACCTATCAATTTCAGTATAAAGGAGTTGATGTTAAATTTAATTTGAGTTGGTATTATCCTGAAAAAATAAGAACAATGGCATTTATTGGATCTAAAGGCATGATCAGTTGGGACGAAGAAAATAAAAGTATTAAAGTAATAACAGATGTATGGAAAGACAACTGGATGAATTACAGTCCTTCGATACAAATTTTAAATGTGGAGTCCAATCCTTTGCAAAACGAATTAAAGGATTTTGTAGATTGTGTTATAGAAAAAAAACAACCTATAAGTAATATTAATTGTGCTTTAATAGTTGCTAAAAATTTAGATCTTCTTAAAAGTCTTATCCATTAGTTTGGCTGTCTTGGACTGCATATCTTCTCGCAATCGCGGAACATCAAATTTTAAATCCACTGTCTGTATGTTGTTGTAATTTTTTTTAATGTACGATTTTACAGCTCTTGCAACGACATTCTGTGACTTGCTTTTTAAATCTTTTTCAATGTCTATGTGTACGGTGAGTTTATTTTTGAGCACTATGTCGCACCATTTAACATAACGAATGGGCATGTTCGTAAAGGTGAGGCCCTCTAATATTTCGGGCCATTCCCTTACAAATTCCTGTGTGAGCTGAACCCAGGTTTTTTTACTTTTTGGACTTGGTTGCTTTGGGTTTAGCGGCATCTGATTCTTTTTTGGTCTCAGTTTTTTTTGCTGTTTTTGGTTGATCCAACAAAGAGAGTTCGTCGACACTGATGCCTTTTTCTTTAGCAATTATTTCGTTTAATTCATCCAAAGGCACTTCGCCTGCGGCCCCTACTCCCATTGTAACAATCACTTTTTCAGTGGGCCTTTTTTTAATGAAATTGCCTTGATGTAAAAACGGCAGTATTTCTATACCATCTGTGAACCTGGATTTCATAAGATGATGACCCAGTTCAAATGCTGATTGACCTTCTGCACTTTCTAGAGCCTTCATGAATGTGACCTGATAATTTTCATCTAAAAATTTTGGACCAATTACAAGACAGTTTTTAGGCTCTCCCGGAACTGTTCTAAAAATAATAGCAACAGCGGCACCGCCATCTTTTAGTTTACCTACGTGTTTGATTTTTTTTCTGTTAGAATTTATAGTTTCTGTAGTTCCTACAGAATCCATCGGCATCATTGGTTGTACCATTTTACTCTCCTATTTTCCAGTAGGTATTGGTGCTTGTTCAGCCCCGTCTTTACCTACTACTGGTTGTTCTGCCGGTGTATCCGTTGGTGCTACTCGGGCTAAAAATGCCGACAATTTATTGAACATCACTCCCACAGTTGCCATCTCGTTTGCTCTGAAGGCACCTCTAGTAGAAGCAACATCAATTATTGTTGCTAAATTTTTTAAATCTGCGATGGACAGATCAGCACCTGGTTGTCCTGCCGCTGGTGCAGTGTTCGGTGCGGTTGTAGAAGCAGATGCAGTAGAGGCCGTCGCCGCCGCTGTTTCTTTCTTCTTGTCTTTTTTCTTGGTTGCCATGTTGTTAGTTTCTCCTTAATTGCAATTAATTATAATATACGTATATTATACTACTATGTAATTATGGATGTCAATTAAACAGTTTGGCGTTTATGAGCCTATCTTTTGGTAAAATGGGTATGCTACTGTTTTTTAATAAATTGATACAGTTCTTCTGCAATTAACTCGTGTCCTTTTTGGTTGGGATGATACTTGTTGGGTGTTATGTATTCATTGTCCTGAAACTTCGTTAGTTCTAATGTTCTGGTATTTGTATCAGCACCGAACATTTCTGTTGCACTTTTTGGTAAAAACTTTGTTTTATCTATGCCGTAGTATTTCCAATCAATATTGGTCCACCCTTCCATATAATAGTCATGATACCCACGTTCTTTGCACATTTTTTGCAATGCCAAAACACACAAGTTTGCTTTGTGATAATCCAGCTGGTCTGATTGAACCTCACCAAAATAAAACTTAGTCAACGAACTTCTATCACCTGTGGGTCTTAGTATTTTTTCTTCTCCGTCTTTAAAATACAGGTATCTTGTTGGATTGGTAATAAAGAATACACAGACACAATCGTTTAACTCTGTTGTTTTAATAAATCTATCTAGTTGTAGCACCAACGAATCAACTGTACTGCCTTGCTCTGCACAATTTAAAAAGTTAACAGTGTCTAACTTTTTATGCAACAACTCTCCAAATGCTGTTTCGTGTTTGCCCAACTCTATGCCCACTGGCCAGCTATCACCCTTAATCTTTTTACGTCATCTGGAAAAAAACATTCTTTGGTTTTTTCATACAACCATTTGTCTCTTAATTGTATTGATGATGTTCTTATTCTTTGTGCTGTTGGGTCTTTGGTAATCTTTTTTACTTTGATCATTACGTCTTCGAGAAATATGTATCTATCAACAGCCACAGCGAGGTCTTTGATGTAGGAATCCAAAAACCAATGATGGAATTGTGGAGGCCAAAAATACCCAAGTGCATCACGCCATTGCCTGGCAACAGTAGGATGTGGACATGTTTGATGCTCTAATCCGTGCTCCTTACCGGTTGCTGTGCCAATAGCAAATATGCCATCTGGATGTTTATTGAGCTGTTCTAAAAATATAAGATCCCACTCTGGTGTGACAAATTCAGCATCATCCCCGACCATTTTATACATTTTACTGTTTTCGTTCTCGGCCAACACATTCCAGCTCATCACCGTGCTACGGTCAACACCTATATCAACATTTCGTAGGTTGTGTTTTTTGTATGCATCCAAAGCAGGATCATCATCATTGAGATAGAATTTAACTTTAATAAGGTCAGGATATCTAGCAGTGTCGTAGGCCGATTGTTCCATTCGTTTTGCAAGATCAGGCCGGCCTCTGCTGGGACAACAGATGATTATATTATTTTCTGTGGACATTGTGTTTGGTATAGATGCAGTCTCTGGTTATTTTAACTGCTCTTTGGTAGCCCAATTCTACTAACAACTTATGACTGTCGTTTTTTTTGTAACCGTATGCTTCGGAATTCAACACACATCTTTCTATAATGATCACAGGTGAGCATCTTTCTAATGTTTTCCTTGCTCCATTGAGCACTGGTATTTCAAGCCCTTCCACATCAATTTTAAGCACATCGATAACATCGTAGTTGTGTTCGTCTAGAGTTTTTAACACAATATCGCCCTCATCGCTGGGCCATACTCTCGTGGAACCTAGATGTTCTTCTATGGCCACAGCAAGTTTTCCTCTGCCGGGTTTGTCTGCAAGACCGTATTCGTTGAGTGTGATGTTTGTTTTGTCTTTGGTATTAATTTTAAAACATTCAATGTTGTAATCAGCAGGTTCAAATGCTGTGACATGTTCAAAAATATCTGCGTAATATTTAGACCATCTGCCTACATTTCCTCCCACATCAACCATGTGTTTTTTGCCTACAGATCTTTTTAGAACTTCTTCGTGTATTTTATCATCGTGCTCTTTAACATTTCCGCCTGTGTGATGTACTGGATCGTCACCATCTGGAATATAGTAGCCGTCATCTAATAGCTTCATACAAGTTATATATAGAATTCTCTGTTGGAGGTTAATGAATCTTGATTGTTGTGTGTAACTGCTCGCGGGCTGACCACTTGTATGTTACAGTACATGTCCTTCACGAACATATCCGCGGCAGTCAATCCTTCTTCGTATGCTCCTCGGATCAATCGTTTGGCTGTTGTTGGTTTGATCACATAGCCATATGTGCCTTGCAATTGCCGTTCACCTTTGCGATAGTGTTCTAATTTTTCCACGTAAGGCTCTCGTCCTAGCTCTGGATCAGGTTCTATAAATCTGTGTTTGTCTAAATGCAGTAACTCATCAAACGGAGTTTTCCAAGTGTCTGAAACCACAACAGAGTCGTGCTCTAGTATTACCACAGTTTCGTTCAATGCAACACATTTTTTCCACATTTCTAAATGCGAAATCATACAACCTCTCACTCCGCCTTTGCTCCATTTTATTTTGTATAATTTAGGACCCGGTGTATATGGTTTTAAATTTTCACGTTTGATATATTCGTCTGCACGAGAAGGCACATACCCTTCAAATAATTCTGCATCCAATCCGTGTGATTTGGCAGAAGTCAATGCCTGTTGTGCCAGAGTATGGGTGCTCTCAACTTCCTTTAAAAATAATATAAACGCTTTCATTGTGTTGTGTAATTATTGAAATATATCAAACAGCCCGACGCTTATGGATCGGTCCACTGAGTGCAAACAGTGTGAGGTCGCTGGGTTCTTCAAAACCAACCACAGTGGTTGGGTCAATCTTGTCTTTATTGTATTTAATTTGTTTAACAACAGCAAACCTGCTGTAGCAGTTTTGGTAGATCCAACGAGCCAGTATATCTATTTCACCATCATTTTTAAATCCTATATCCATGGTGGCGAAATGTGGTGGCAGAGTTATTAATTTTCTAGGATGAAAATTACGTGGATTAATCTTCATAGGTCACTGTTAATCCAAACGGAGCCTCTATGTTTCTCTCATACTTGTTGTTGATCAAGAACACAGTGTCACAGTAGTCAGGGTCACCCCAACTGTCAAACGGCCATCCGTCTGTGAACATTATAAACTTCTTAGGCTCTATGCCTTCTGCTTTCATAAATTCCCAATTACATTCAAACTCGGTACCGCCACCTGACCCTAACACATAGTCTTCGATTTCGTCTGCATTGTCTGGCGTAAACACCTGTGGATTAAACACAGCAGTATCAAATGACCATAAATGTATTCTAAAGTCTTTATACTGCTCCATTATGCCTCGTACTTCTGATAGAAATTCTCGACACATGTCTTCCGAGATAGAACCCGAAGCATCCAGTGCTAGACATATATCAATCTTGTCTGTGTTGATCATGCCTGGCAGTATGGCATCCATGTGCCAGCTTCTTCTCGAGGGTCTCATAAATGTGTAGTCTGACTTCATTGTAGAAACAATCTGTTGCTGTATAATTTCTCTCCAGTCCATTTTAGGTTCAGTTAATTCCTGAATCATTCTTTGGATGGCACCTGGTAGATTGCCAGCACCTGTGCTCTGTGCCGCTGAAATCATTGCTTCTTTCATTTCGTCTTTGATCTTCTTTAATTCTTCTTTGGTGTATTTTGGAGCACCACCGCTTTTGCCTTTGCCTTTTTTGTCTTTGCCTTCAATGTTGCCCTGTGAATCTTTATCCCAATCAATGTGCTCATCCAACAGTTTGCCCAATTTGTCCAACATGGACTTGCCGTTCTTTTTTGCTTTCTTGTATAACTCGTCATAGATTGCCTCGGATGCAATGTCTCTGTATTTGTCATCCTGGAAACCTTTGTCTTTGCCTTTGTCGTCTTTGGGCATTTCACCAATCCTGTTGTCCACTAATATCTGATTCACAGCATAGTCTGCCGCGATGTTCCAAATCTGTGAGTCTCTCGTGCCGGCTCTCAATTGGAAATGATCAAACACACAATGCAGTACTTCGTGTCCAAAAAGAAATTCTGTTTCTCTTGGAGTTAGAGAATCAATAAAGTCTGTGTTGTAATAGAAGTGTTTGCCGTCTGTGGCCGCTGTAGGACACCAGTCATCGGCATTTACAATTTTAAGTCGAGTAGCTAGATTGCCAAAGAAAGGTTGTTTCAGTAGCAGTGCTATTCTTGCTGTGACCAGTTTGTCAATTATTTGTGCGTCTGTGGGCATTATTTAGACTCCATAGCAGTTATGACGTACTTGCCAAACTTCTTATGGAACCTATCGAATGATTTTAATTTGCTCGGATCAAAAGGTAACTGATAGTTGGTCAATGCAATCTTTGCTCCCATAACAACCAACTCTGTTTCAAAGTTGTCCATCATATAGTCAAAGAACCTGTCTGCCATGTCGTTCCAGTTTTTCTCTTTCTTCTCGTGTGCTTGTCTTAATTCATAACAGAGTGATACTGTCAAAGAATACATTGCTGATACTTCTTTGCATTTTAGATCTTTAACCTTACCGCTCAATATATCGGAAGGGTTAGGTAACTGACCGCTAATTTTACGATGATTCATAAACTTAACGGCCAGGCCTTCTCCAACAGCGCCTGCAACGAGGTCAGTGAGCGTACTTTCTGGCAGGTCATCTGATAGAAGTTCTGATACAAAACTCCAACTCCTAGGAGTAGCAAACGATCTCGATGCTCCCTTGGGGTCAAAGTCATATAAATCTTGTTTTGCGAAGGTCACATACCCCACAACGTCTGAGTGTACATAATTGTTGGTTGCCCAAATCATCCAGTCATCATAGTCCACTCTTAATTCCACGTGAACGAATCTGTTCGCTAATGGAGCCGGCATTCTGTATGTGACACCTTTGTCAGCATCTCTGTTACCTGCCGCTACAATAGCAACACCTTTGGGTAGATGATACTGTCCAACTCGTCTGTTTAAAATCAACTGATAAGCCGCCGCTTGTACTGCCGGCGCCGCCGAGTTTAATTCATCTAGAAATATAATTGCTGTGGATTTAGGGTCAGTGGGTAATTCTGCCGGTGCCGCCCAAACCATGTTGTTTTCTTTTTGGTTGTAATAAGGAATACCTTTGATGTCTGTGGGTTCCCAAAGAGGTAATCGAATGTCGATCACTGTTCTGTTCTGTTCTTCCCCTATCTGTTTAACTATGTCTGATTTACCAATACCTGGTGCACCCCACATCATTAATGGTCTTTGTAGTTTAAGACAATGTGCTAGAGCCGCTTTGGCTTCGTTGGGTGTTACTGTTCTGTTCTGACTACCAATTGTTGCTTGTTTTTCTTTTTTTACCATTTTTCGCTCCTCGTTTTAAAAATGTTTATAATACAAGTATAGCAGAATTGTGTTGCACGTCAACCTGACGATAAGTCGTTGATTTTATTGGTTTTTCTTCTCGTCCATTTGGCTCATTGCACGAGCAAGACCGTATTTGGTGATGTCTCCAGCGAACATCATGAGCTGTAGAGCCATTCTTTCCAGAGTGACATATATCTGTTTCTTGTCCACATAATATGGACAATCCACAAATTCATCCAGCCAAAGATAGGTCTGAGGAGTGAATATGATTTTGTCTGGAAACTTGATGGTGTAGGTTTTGATGTCCAATGTCTCCAGCATTTTTAGACCATCTCGAGTGAGTCTCAGTGAACGAGCTTGATAGGATTCTCTCACATTCTGCCACCAGGTGTAGTAGTTGTTCTTTATGCTCTCATCGTGTATGGGCTGTTCCAACAGATCCATGAAAGTACGAGTGTAGGCAGTCTTGGTGTCCATGCACTTAATTATCGTCGGAATTTATCGCCTGTTTTTAATAGATACACACTGAACAGCTCAGTCTTGTGCTGTGCGTTCAATTTCTTGGCAAGGTTCTCTGCGTGTCCAGGATTGGAGAATGATACCTTCTTGTATTTGGGTCCTGGGTAGTTGGATACCAGGCTGGAGCTCTTTAGGTTGATGGGTTTACCATCGTAAAACACTGCCCATATGCCCTCAGCGGCAAGAACTTCTTCTTGCTTGTAGGTTTCTTTATTGCTGATTGTCAACAGCACGGTGGGTTTTGGTCTGCTCATTTTCTAGCAGTATTTACCAAATATTACACGAGATGTGCTGTGCAACTAGTACTAGTTTGTTCCGTGAACGATAATATGGTAGCGAGCAGTGTTACTGTAGTTGACGACAGTGTGATAATTTACAAGATTCATCTTATAAGCAACACCAGGTTTAAATACGAGCTCTCCGTGGTGTTCTAAATAAAATTTACATTCTTCTGGATGGTTAATAGCAATATTAATAGCACCTAATCGACTTTCTGTTTGATCCCTGTGTATGTTAATAAACCCTTTAGGTGCTAAACACATAACTCTTACTCTTTTAAAACTTTTAAAATTTAATGATTTTAAAAAATTTATAGTATTGGGCATGTGCTCGAGTGCTTCCTTGGTCCACACGTATGGTCGATTATCATTGTAATACTCATCTTCTCGAGTGGCATCAAAACTTTTTCCATGGATACAAAAACTGCTCCATCCTGTTCCTTCATTATCTCTGTGTGTTACTAAAAATTTTTTAATTTTTTGTATTTCGCTGTATATTTCGTCGGAGGGAACATTTAAATTAATTTTTTCGCAAGGGGGATCTTCATAAGGATTTAAAGGAGGATTGTTACAGCTTTTAATAAAACTTTTAGTGGCAGGTGATATAAGATTTTGCCAAGCATCTAAATTATTAGTAATATAATTGTATTTAAAATTGATAATATTTGACAGATTTATTTCATGTAATTTAAAATTTTTTACACACTCTAGAATATTTTTGTTTTTGGTAATGATTTTTTTATTTTTTACAGTTTTCCATATTTCTTTAAAGGGTGTATTCCTGTATTTTTTTACTAAAAACTCAAAATTTTCATTAATTTTAGATATAACATTTTTTTTGTCTTTGAGCAACTCTACATTACTATTCTGCTCCTCTTTTAAATTGATATGAAAATGTTTTATTTTATTTCTAACGATAAAATCAAAGACCAACTGTCCAAAATTTTCTCCATCCCACTCTTTCAAGCAATGATTAATAAAGTCAAGCTGTACCACACTGATATCACAAATAGTAATATATTCGGCAGTTTGTAACATCCATCCAATGCCGCCACCTGTGCATAAAATCTTATTAGTTTTTTTAACATCAATTTTTTCATTATTAAACACCCACAAGGTGTTCTCTATCATATCGATATATTCTTTAAAGGGATTCTCTACATCTTTATTTTTAAGATAAACTTTGTATTGTCTTAATTTTCTAGGGAAATTATTAAAGTAGTTACGTTCTATTAAATATTCTGCAATTATATTTTGACCAAATTTACTTGTTTTTATAGTCTTATATCCGTCTTCACGCATCACAGTCAATGGAGTGTAATCGTGATGTATGTGTTGCTCAGAACATTTAAAATTAGGAAATAACAAGTCCTTTTTTTCGTTAAATGTGCCCAATAACATGGTTGATTCTATCAATAATGCTTGATCGTGCAGGTATACTTCGTTAGTTTCTTTATTAAACACTAGATGACCTAATCCTGTTTTAAGCAGTGGAGCAGTTAATTCTTCAAAAAACTTGTTAATATCAGTAAAAACTGTGCCGGACTGGAGACAAAATACGTATTTTTTTAATAATTTAATGTTTTTAATATCGTTCCAGTGCGAGATATATCTAATGTCGCATGCGATGGGCTCTCCCCATTTATCAAATTTAATTGATCCAACAGTTTGATTAATATATTCTTTGCCACAGATAATAAATGTTGTATCCTGTATCATTGTTTATATCAACGTTTTTACAAATTTTAAATTAGTTATGTCTTCTCTATGTCTTGCTACAGCTAATAATGGTGCAGAATACTCGTCAGTTTCTTCCCATTTTTTGATGTTATGATGTATTAACCAACTGTCTTTGTATTCCTTAAACCATTTTTTAAACGAATTATCAAATTTTTTGGGTATAATATTTTTTGTAGCAATGAAAAATTTAGCTCTAAATGTGATATGAGGTTTACAGAGATTGTTAACTCTGGTTTGATCGTTTGGTTCTTTATCCTGCCAGTACGTTGTGGGCTTCTTGCCTAATTCCGACCACGGAAGATAGATGTTATTTTTTTCAATATTATTTTCATAATACTCATTACAGTTGAATTTTTCAGTCAACGGTCCTTCTTTGATACCCCAGCCGACAACCAACTGATCACTCTTTCCATGGGGTTCGTGAAAATGAATAGAATGATGAAATTTATAAAGTATTTCGTTATGTTGTTTTTTGGAAAGAACTTTGTGTGTTTCTTCGTACAGCCTGTGAAACTCGTTAAGTAGTGGTTGATCAATGAGTTCAAATTCTACAGGCTTAATTCCAGCAAACACACAGAACTCATTATAGATTGTTTTTAAATCACTCACATCACATTGTTTTGATTCGATGATATCGATAGGAACATTTTTCAGATGTTTAATTTTTTTAAACCATTTTTCTGCCACAATGGAGTCGTGCAGTTGATAATCCAAATCAATCTCTTGATTATTGTTATCTTTAAAGATTAGTTTAAAAGAATTATTTTTTACCACCAAACACTCCGCCGTCCATTTCAATACTAACCGTTTGTGCTTGTTGAGCAGTTTTAAGAGCATCTATGATCTCTTCCTGTATGCCCACCAGTTTGGTCATGGTTTGACTGAGACTGTCAGATAATCGCTCTGCATCTCGAAGTGTCAGGATGATCTGTTTGTCCTGACGAGCTTTAGCAGTGCGAACTCGACCAATAAAATCCTCAATTGGCTGTGTTTGTAGTTTGTTCTTTGATGGCATTGTTTAATGTTTGTTGCATTTCTATTTTGGTTTTAATAGGTCCTCGATAAGCATACCTCTGTAGTGTAATTACCTTGGGACAGTAGGCTTTCCTCCAGCCCTTCTCAAACTCAATGATGTAATAGCCTGCACAAAATTGACTCTTGGATTTGGGTGTTTTGGTATACATGGGCAACTGTTGCTGAACGTCGAACACAGGATTGTATGGTCGTTGGTTGACAGGAAATCCGTGCACCTCCCAATCTGTAGATTCTTCTACAGGGTGATCTGGTACTTGTATATCGTTGGCAAATATGCCCTGTCCAAATTTCTCATACAGACTGTCTTGTGTGTGGAATATCTCTTTCTCCTGCTGTCTACTGAGAAAGATCCAACCGTTGGCGTCTTCTTTTTGTAGCGTGCCTAATTTTTGACCATTCTTTTCAATGATCCAAAATTTATCTTTTACTAGTGTTTTTGCATTTATCATGTTGTTAGCCTTGCATTGAATGGTTCCACATACAGTTGTGCTTGTTCTGTAATTTTTTGTAGATCGTACTTGGCACAAAATTGCATGAATCTTACACCTACCTGTGCGATCTGTTTGTTGTCTGCTCGGGCCTGGTCTATCGTCTGATCCAGCTCTTGCACGATGGCTTCTGGCTGTGCATGTAGGTCCACTAGTTGCATGTTCCTGTTGAAATCTTCCAACACTCGATGTTCTTTGCCGTCTTTGTCCACCCATTTGCTCAACATTATATTGTTCCATGTGTAGCCTTTGTCAGCTCTGTCAGCGAATGCTTCTGTTAGGCCAATTTTATTCTTTGTGCCTTTGGTTCGGACACCTGGATATGCTGAAAATATATTGTCTGATGGATCACCTCTCATTGCTTTTTGGAACAGCAACCATTCCGGAGCATCCAACTTCTTTGGTTCTCCTGTTTTCTTGTTTATGACAGGGTTACCTTTTTTATCAAACACACCATCCGTTCGCATGGTCTCCTCAGTGACACCGTTGTACTGTGATACTCGATCAGATACCAATTGATTCATGTCCTTGTCTGTGCTAATAATCACACATTTTTGATCTGGATGTCGGTCGACCCAACGAGCAATAAGATCATCTGCTTCCACTCTAGAATTCTGTAGCACAGTTGCATTGGTCTTGGTTCTCACAAACTGTACAAAATCATCATAACATTCCCAAAACAATTTGTTTTCTTCCTGTTCCGCTGGACTCATTGCATCTGCAAGATCTTTTCTGTTTCTTTTGTAGGGTGGGTAATGGTCTTTACGCCAGCTTCTGCCTTCTAGACAGAATATCACGTGAGAGCCATCAAAATCCTGCCAGGCCTTTTTAATCGAGTTTAGTGTGATGTGTATGGCCATGCCAATCTTCTCAGATGCGTCTCCGCGAAATGCGTGTCTAGCCCTAAAAAATGTATTCGCTGTATCTACAATTATGTGTGTCATTAAGACACCTCAGTTTTGCCATCGTCTCGTCTGTTGACTTGCACATACCCGGCGCCTGTGACATCCACGCCTTGTTCGCCGCCTATGGTCTTGCATAAACTTTGAAACCAACGATCCACAATTTCTTCTTCAGATTCTCCTGTGTAGCCGTTCTGTTTCAACATGTTAACAAACTCGTCGTTCCAGTCCAACTCAAAGAATCCGTTCTTGGGATTTTCTGGATTAACATTCACTTGTAGCACTTTGACCATGGGATCTTCACTTTTACCTTTGGTCTTTTTCTTATCAGTTTTCTTTACAGTTTTCTTTACTTTCATAATATCTTTATTATAGTTTATTTTTCTTTTTTTGTCTATGTCTATGTGCCAATTAAATTACCAAATAGATGCACATGTACTCTGGCCGCTACATTATAGCCTCTTTGAAAAGCTCTGCGAGCCACATCACCTGCTGTGTCTGATTGTTCTTCTTCTCGAGCACCCACGGGCATGATCCACACAGGATAATCCACCCCAGCATCGCGGAACAGTTTCAGCACTTCTTCCATGTCTGTCCACTGTTCGTCTCGGTTGCCCACAACAAATTTTAATTGTCCATTGGGACTGTGTTGCACATATTCGGCCACAATCTCAGGCTTGATTGCTTTTTCTCTGCGTTCGCCTGCCACTGTCCACAGTTTAGGAGATACAGAAAAGAATATTTCTGTGTGTATACTTGAGATTAAGTCTGTAAATTCGTCTGTCAACGTCTGTGTACCATTGGTTTCAAATGTGATGGAAGAAGGCAGATTGCCTCTTCGTTCTAATTCTCGATACATGCCAACAAACGCCTGTTGTGATTGCGGCATCAAGGGCTCACCACCTGTGATGCATAGATGTTGATGCTGTCCTGACACAGGATGTAGGAACAGACCTTTGGGATTGGACTCGTTTTTCAATATGTCAATGACTCGGTCCGCTAACTCTGAGGTAGTGGCTTGACCCATTAGATGTCGATATTTCTTTGCCCATGTGTAGGAAGAATCGCAACCTTTGTCCCACACAGGTAGATCCTCTACCCGTTTCACTTGGCTGACATCAAATGTTTCGTAGGGCAATTCGTATGTGTCTGGGTTGGTGGGATTCAATTGCCCAAATCCATCACACTGTAGATTGCATAGAAAGAATCTTACCCAAGCAGTGGGTATGCCTGTGTAGTGTCCTTCTCCCTGTATAGAGTAGAATATTTCTGAATAATAGTATTTCTTTTCCATGTTATGCCTGATCCGGGAAATCCCGATATAAAAAATGTTGTATGGTATCTGTATTAACAAACTGATTGAAACCCACGTGTGCTCGATCCACCGCTTTGTCTGCAAGAGTTATGGTCATGGCATCGTCCATCTGTTGCATGTTGTCAAATTCCATGTCAATTCGGAACTCAGGTAGATCCATGGATCGAAAACCCAGTTTCATTCGAGTGATCCTGTAGCAGATCATTTTTTTATGCTCAACCAACCGATCTAGGAACACACTCATCTTAGCTACGAACTCGTGTGCTGTGATGTTGTCCTTGTGGTCTGCGTATATGGTGTATATGTTAGCCACTATTTTTTAGCTTTCTTGTCCAGTCGAACCACATTGCCTGTGTTCAGATGTCCCACGGATTCTCTCCGAATGTCGTCATGATTGAACTCCGCCCAGTACAGCTCGAATGCCACACCATCTTCCATGCCTTCAAATGAATGATACAGGCCAGGCTTGACTCGTGTGAAGTCGCCTGGGTTCAGTACAGTCTCATCCACGAGATCGTAATCCTTCTGCCAAACTCGGATCTTCATCCGTCCAGACTCCACGAAAAATCCATTCCATTTGTGTCGATGCAGGTGTTTGGAACAGGTACCACCCTTCTTGTATTCTATCCTGTGGAACTCCAACACACCATTGGCGTGTAACAGTTCTGTGGATCCCCATATCTTGCCAGCTTTCATGTGTTTATTATAACAGTATTTAGATTAAAAGTCAAAGGGGGATGAAAATATCCCCCAATGAGATGTTGTTATTTGAACTTGTATTTTTTCTGTAGATGATTCAACAGCACACCGTATGCTGGTAAGAATACCAGTAGACCGACCGCGATCTTGATCACCACCTGTGATCCCGCGATCTCAACCCAGTTGGCCGACATGTACTCGTTGGCGCTGTTGTTGAATGCCACCGCAAAGAAGGTGTAGGTGTCAATGATGTTGGCCGCGACGGTGGATACCGCTGGTGCCAACCACCAATTTTTACCTAGAGATTTTGATTCTCTGATGTACTGGAACACATACACATCTAGTAGTGTACCGATTCCGTACGCCGTGGCACTCGCGAAACCGATCCTCATGGCAACCGATTCAGGTGCACCTTCTGCCAGGACGACAGCGATGGATCCAATGATCGCGAACGGATATGCGAAAGCAATGGTTTTCCTTGCTATGTTTTTGCCCAACAGCCTCACAGTCAAGTCAGTCGCGATAACAACCAACGGGAACGTGAATGCCGCCCAGGTCAATTTGACCCCTGCAATCTGCACAGGGATATTAACAAGTGCGTTTGAAATGGTAATAACTACCACATGCAGGATAACCAGTTTGATCAGCATTGATTGATCAACATCTTTTAGTAATTTTTGTAACATTAGTCCTCCTATTTGTCCCATTCTTCCCACGGAAACACAATCCAACGATCTTCGACACTCTTGTCGATCTCGTAGCCGTGATAGTCCACAGTGAACGGTGACGGTTTATTATTAATCACGGCCGCATAACGAACGTTCTCGTTGCGATCACAGTTGAACCGGATGTGTTCAAATGTTGCTCCTGTGTCGTTGATGTCGTCTATGATTAAAACTTTTTCTCCCTTGTCCATGGCCCGATACAGGGCATCTAGATCGTGGGTGCCCACGTGATCCCTCAAACGCACATCCACGGGGATATGTTTCCTCTTGATCCTGTGAGACAGATACACACCTGGTACAACACCACCCCTGTTCACGCCCATTATTGTGTCAGGCATCCAATTGCTGTGCACCAGTCGATCCTCGATCTGAATCAGAGCATTACGCATCTGGATGTTGGTGAAATATAATTTATTTGTTACTTTCGTATCTGTCATAAACTCCATTGATTACATTGTTAACTCTTACGAAATGAGCACACTTGGGCATGTCTTTAATTCTTCTTGCTCCGATGTATGTACAAGTGCTTCTTACTCCGCCTAATATCTGTTCCACAGTGTCTCTTACAGGACCTCTGTCGTCTAGAACAACTGTTTTACCCTCTGTGCCACGATATCCGTCTTTGCGAGCACCGTGCTCATCAAACGCTGACTGTGAACTCATACCATAGAATACTCTTTTGCCGTCTTGCAGTTCAAATTCTGATTCCGCATGACCTGCTAACATACCGCCCAGCATCACGAAGTGAGCCCCTGCCGCTAGTGCTTTGGCCACATCGCCTGGCTGTGTGCAACCACCGTCTGCAATAATATGTCCGTCCACTCCGTTGGCCGCATCAGCACATTCTACAATGGCTGAGAATTGAGGCACACCCACACCTGTTTGTGTACGAGTGGTGCATACCGATCCCGGTCCTATGCCAATTTTCACAATGTCAGCACCGTTGATGATCAATTCTTCTGTCATTTCTGGTGATACCACGTTGCCTGCAATGATCACCTTGTCTGGATATTCTGATCGTATCCTCTTTACAAAATCCACAAACTGCTCGTGATAGGCATTGGCAACATCTATAGTGATGAAAGGTATATCTGGAAATGCTGACATTACTCGTTTGAGAGTTTGATAGTCTGGGGCATTTTCATCCCACATGGCACCTGTGCCGGTGCAGGCAGAAACATATTTCAATCTCAATCCTGTGCTGACTGCTGTTTTCCACTCGTCAAATGTATAGTGTTTTCTTATCACAGTCATCATCTTGAATTCCTGTAGCACTTTGGCCATAGCAAATGTGCCCACGCCATCCATGTTGGATGCCATTATGGGAGTGTATCTCAAACTCTTATTGGCATTACGAAAATGAAACTCTCGATAGATATCCACATCTCTCCTGGAACTCAGGGTGGAACGTTTGGGCTTTAGTAGCACATCTGAATAATCTAGATGTACGTTGTAATCAATTCTCATCGTTTATCCTCTGACTCTTTTAATTTGCACATCTTCAACACTGATTGATAGTGATCCCATGCCTGTTGCAGTGCTGGGTATTTCTTTTTAAGATCCATGTAGTCAAACACACTGTCAAACATGTCTGGTGTTCCGCTGTCAAACGCATCCACTGTGACCGATTTCGTTACTGATCCCACATTGAGATGTGGAATGTTTGCTACTCGTGCATCGTAGTTTAATTCTAATTGTGTGGGTTTTTGTTGTTTTTCTTTATCCATTAGTACCACACTGTGTTTCTTGTAATTGTATATTGTGCATGAACTCATTCTTTAATGCAGGATCCGTTTTCAATAAACCTTTTAACACTGTGGTCTGTGTGCTGGAGTTGGCACTTCTTATACCTCTGTTCTCACAACATCCGTGTCTTGCTCGGATATACACACCCACTGCTGGACTCTCTGTGAGTTTTGTAATCTCATATGCAATCATTTCTGTTAATTCTTCTTGTAGATGTCCTCGATGTGCTAGATGCTGTGCAACTCGAGTGTACTTGCTCAGTCCAATCAACTTTGTACCTGGAAGACAACCAATATAACATATGCCTGTCACAGGTTGATGATGATGTGAGCACATGCTTTTGATGTCTGACCGTACCACAATCAGTTGATCGTAACGACCGTCTTCATTGGGAAATGCTGTCACTTCTGGCTTGGCACTGTATCTGCCTCCCATGATCTCCGTGATATACATCTTGGCAAGTCTTCTTCCTGT